AACTACAGTTTCGTTAGTTACGTTATCAACTAACTCATCATATGTTTCCTCATCCATTGTTAAACTAATCTCATCTTTTAACTCACTATCTGTTAGTTTCTCTAGGAAATCTGTTATATCATTTGTTACATAAGAAATCAAATCTTTCATTTCCATACCATCAACAATTAAGTCAACATACTGCTCAATTAGTTCATCTTTTTGAACGGAATTTAGTTCTTTAGTCATTACTTAACCCTCCCAATAAAGTGAATTAAACTCTGCAATATTAAGATGCTCATTATCATGTAGTCTCTCAATATCATCAGGGTTACCTGTATCAAAAATAAATTCTTCGCAAAAGTATTCAACAGAGATGTTCCCTAATTGTTCACAAGCACGAAGGATTTCACCGATTTGATCATTACTTAGTTCGAGATTGTCGATACAGTAAGCAATGTCCTTTTCCATTTGTTCTGTTTTCATTGTTAAGAATTGGAGTAAATTGGTTAAAGTAAAAATTAATAATTATCTACCTAATGTATAAGAACCCATTGGTACTTGATTACCATTTAAGGCACAGAATAGCACTTCGGCGTATCCATATTCTTCACTCAATTCTATACATAATGTCCAACAATCATCAAGAGTTGGAAACATTGTGTTTTCAAAAGGTGCAGATGGGCAGTTCACTTTATATTGCATATTAAAAAAATCATTGTATTCACTATTGGAACACTTTAAACGACCCCCCACCTTATTAAGAACCCCAAGAGAATTGGGGTTGCTCAAGTATAATATCTCTTACTCTTTCTCTATCTAAACTATCACCATAACCCCAAGAATAGTTTTTACCATAAGCAGCAACATATTCTGGATTGTTATAACTTACTTTCAGTAATCTCTGCTTATATGTAAAGATCGCCTGAAATACGTCTTCGATAGTTAAACCTTTAATAGGAAATAAATCACTCTTAGGTGAATAATAGTCCCAAACATAGTCTGCGAATTGTGTAAATGATTCAAGCATAATTAGTCCTCATAAGTTTGCAATAGTGTCCCAGATTGAGATATAGTTTTGCAACCAATCTATCTGGTATGGTGTTAAACAATCTATCTCAGCATACTGATGTGAGTATAAAATATCATCTGCACTTAGGAATGGTAAATCATACTTAGTGCAGAAATCTTGTAATACTTCAGATAGACAATCTAATTGATTAGTAATAACTGACATTGGAACTTACCTCCATAAGTGTATAATAAAAAGGGGATAAAATTACAAGTTAGTAACCTTATCCCATAACTGATTGAATACATCAGAACCAAAATCATCATTATACTTATCATCATAGTCTAAAGATGCTAAATCTCCAAACATTTGAGATAGTAATTGTACTTGGTCGGATGTTAACTTAAGAGTTGAATTTGACATAATAAAAAGATTTAATGAAGTGAATTGATTAGTAAGATAGTAAACGATCCATTGCCATTTGCTCTGCCATTTTACAAGCATCGTCATAGAATAATGAATCTTTGTTTATACCTATCTCCTCTAATGCCTCTTCATAAAATGTCTCTAGAAGTGACTGATTCAGAAGTGTTGACATAAACAAATAAAGTGAAAAACTTAATGAGACTGAGTTAGGCGAATCTTTAAAGGTTTTTCTCTGAGTGGTTCTCAGTAACCTAACCTAGTCTCTACACTATAGGGACACTTTAGGCGACCCCCCCTTTATATAACTTCTGCTCTGAAGTTCTCTTCATTAGTTATAACAACATCAGGACAAATCGCCTTCATTTGTGTTACAAACTCTTCATTCAAGTAAGTATCTTTTAGTGTCCAACCTTTATCACCACATAATACTATTATTGCCTTATTATAACCATATTTATTAATGGCATTTTGCAATTTGATGAATTCAAATGGTATTTTCTCCTCCGCAGTTCCTTCTACTTTCTGATACTTAAGACTAATAAGTGTGCCTCCTAAATGTGAAGAAGTCCACCTCTTTGCACCCTTTTTCTTTTTATATGCTTCGCCACCTAATAATATATCCACAATATGTTTTTTCCCAGTATCAAACTGCGAACCAACTTCTGCCTGTGGATATACATTAACAGAGCAATTCTCTGCTAAAAATTGTTCAATATCTGCTTCATTTACCTTCCCAGTAGATGTATCTCTGGGAGAATGATTGTTTCTAGAAGTCATAAAGAAATCCCATAGTACACAAGAGGGACACTTTAAACGACCCCCCATAGTATTATTTAAAAGATGCAGTGCAAGATATAACTTTAGCAGTAGGATTTCGTGCTAATGCTGTATCTTTAGCATCATTCATATTTCTGGCGATAACAATTTCCTCAAAGATCGTACCGCCTATGTATAACTTAACTTCCCATTTCATTGTTAGTTTACCTCCTTATATGGGGTGAGTTCATAATACTTTCGAGAAGGATGATTACTGTATAAAAATGTCATTAATGCCTCGTGACTTTCCATTAATTGTTCTCTAGTAACACGATTATCTTTATATGTAGTTTGTGCTGAATTTGCGAGACAATGTAAACAATCCCTGATTAAATCTTTAGTAATAATCATTAGTTTACCTCCGCAAGTTTCCAGTCATACTTATTAACATTGTGATTACAATTTAAACAAGTTAATGCACTCCAACTAAAGTGAAATACTCTTGCTTTGTTATCACATTCTGGGCAAATTATGGTCTTACCAAATTTACCTGCTCTAGTATATCGATTAACATTTTTAAGCATAATTTACCTGCATAAGTGTATAATAAAAAAGGGGATTATCTCATATAGAGATAACCACCTGCCCATCCAGTATAATCTGGGTTGTGTAATTTCTCACGTTGATTGATAATTCTCATATCATATCTAACGTGCTTTGCTGGAGAATTGTAAGATGCTGGTTTGTAAACTTCGCCTGTATTCTTATCAACGAAAGCGTGAACACTTCCTTCTCTCCATTCATTTCTATCTTGGAATGTATCAAATTCTCTGTGCATAATCTTGTAATACTTGCGACCATTCTTGATAACGAAGGTGGTAAGATTAGCAGTACCATTCTTTACATTTTCTAACTGCTTTTTAGAGTAGTCAGAATCAGAACCTTGATACATTCTTATTGAATGTTGTTTGTAGTTTTCTGTTAAAGATTCACAATAGGTTTGTGTCCAATCGAGAATTCTTTCAGATAAAGTTGACATAAACCTTTCCATTAAGTGTGATTTAGTGGGAGAGACATTACAGGTAAGTAATTTTAATCAAACGTCATTTCTCTGCTTCTTATCATCTATCCTAACGGTATTTTTTACGATATGCGTGGTGCAGTGACCAACCGTAACATAATTAAGATGAATGTCAGAGTAGTTTGACCTGTAACTGTCTCTCACTATTAGAACACTTTAGGCGACCCCCCTTAGTGAATACATACGTTTTTTGAGATCTTGTAAATCAAATTCATTAAAATATTGCTCTTCTAACATATATGCTTCATATTCACGCTTTTCATTGTTAGTAACTCCACGTATATCTTGACAACAATGTACTAACTCGTGCAATAATGTTTTGACGTGTTCTTGATAATCTTTCACGACATTTGTGTCGATATGTATTAAGAACTCATCACCATTTTTCTCTTGCCAACCTTTAACATTATCCTCAGATAAGTCACAATAGTTTACCTCTACATCATATTTACGAAGTAGAGGATATTTATTGGTGATGAAATAGTGTGCGGCAAGTGCAATTTCAGAGTCAATACATTCACCTGATGTATATAATGTCATTATGATTGCACTCCTAAGTTGAAGTTCTTGCAAGAGAATCTTTCTCTATCAACTATCTTATAGGAACCGTAATCATTAGACAAAACATAACCTTCGTGACCACATCTTTCCTCTTCGATATAACATTCTACACTACGATCATGGTCGATATAGTATAACATATCCATCTTGATTGACTGGACTAATTTCCACAAACGTAGAACATTTAAGTCGCAGTTGTTATCATAAGCGATTGCCTCCATTGTTAAATCATCTAACTCAACTTCATTCCTAATACAAGCATTAATCTGCTTCTTTATGGTTGCTATCTGTCTGTTAGTCTCTGGAAATTCACACAATGTTGATATTTGCCTTGCAAAATTGCATCTATCAATAATATTTTCCTCGATAAGATATGATGAATGAATGATACCTACTTCAGGCATAATAAACAACACATTCTCATCACTTTCTAGATTAGATTCAAGAGGAAATGCAACTGCATCTCTGAGATCTTTCTCTGCTATGTAATAAGTATGAGGTGCAATTATGATTTCTTCGGTAACTTTATCTGGGAAGAAATATCTGATGGTGTTAGGATTGTAATTATCGCTGCCACCAAAACCGATAAAATCACCTTGGTAGATAGTAACTGAACGAGGAAGATTATCAAGGCAGTGATGCAAAATAGTTGCCACTTGTCCTTTATGATTGTTATCAATGTCTGCATGAGAGTGATTGATTTTGATGAGTTTTTTGTTGAAGACACTTTTAGTACCTACAAAGAATAAATTAGTGGCAGGATTAGTACCCCAAACTATTGCTGGAGAACCATCAATCTTTGCCGATATGTTACCATTAGCAGTGAACCAGTTTAATACATTTAAGTCACCACTAATAACACAATCTTCTGGGTGTTCTAAATGTTTGTTTTGCATTGGTAATAATAAGAGTCAGTTTAACATAAAAAAGGGGGTATTTCAACCCCCTGTGTAACAAATCTTACACATTTACACCTGCTAATTGTAAACCTTTTTTGGTTAATGCTTCCAATAATAGTAAAGGAAGGAGAGCAAGTGCGAAACCATCACGAGGATAATCCTTGAGTAGTTTCTGTAAATCAAGATCGTTATTTGTTGGTGTTTCTGTTACTTCTGTCACTTTATTCACCTTTGGTTGTGTAACTTTATTTACACTTTTAGGTGACTTAATTGTTGACTTCTTAACAGAAACTACCTTTGTTTCTTTAACAATAGATGGAGAAGTTGCAGCAGTTGTTGTTACTTTTGCAGTAGATCTTCTTCTTCTTGTTGCCATAAGTAGTCAATTCAATAAACAATAAATGAGGGATCATTACAAAAGGGATTATAACAGACGGTTGAGCATTGCTCTTACTGCTACCTTTTGAGGTTGCCCTCACTATAGGTACACTTTAGGCGACCCCCCCTTGTTATAAGAACTCTTTCAAATTTCCTCTTACTGTACCAACTCTATTTTTTATCAATTTACCATAATCCTCGTGCAATTCACACCCTATGTAATACCTTCCTAGTTCTTTTGCTACCATTGCAGTTGTACCACTACCTATAAATGGGTCAAGAATTATATCATTTTTCTCACTACCTGCCTTGATACAAGGTATTATTAAATCGGGTGGAAATACTGCAAAATGTGCCCCCTTATATGGTTTATTTGTTATACTCCAAACAGACCTTTTATTCTTTGTTGGATATGATTTAGTGAGTCCAGAATGGGGTTGTAATCCTGTACCTTTATTGTGATATTTTCCTTTAGTTCTATCACGAGTACCCCAATCTTTCGCTGGTTCTTTGATTGCTTCATTATCATAATAGTATTTCTTGTTCTTACTTAGTAGGAACAAATATTCGTGGGATTTAGTACATCTATCTCTTACACTTTCAGGCATTGGATTAGGTTTATGCCATATAATATCTTGCCTTAAGTACCATCCATCTGCTCTTAATGCAAACGCAAGCATCCAAGGTATTCCAATTAAATCTTTTTCTTTTAACCCATCTAATTTATTACCTCGTCTTGCACATTTGTCTGGTAGATCTTGTTTAGTAGCAGACACAGTTTGTTTAACTAATGCTTGACCTTTTCCTGGTCTATAGTTATAATAACTGTCACCAATATTCAACCATAATGTTCCATCTTCTGTTAGATTATTTCTTACCTCTCGGAATACTTCTACTAATTTTTGAATATACTCTTCTGGAGATTCTTCTTGTCCTATCTGATAATCCTCCCCTCCATAATCTCTTAAACCATAATAAGGTGGAGATGTAATGCAACACCTTGCTTTTTCATCGAATTGTTTAAGTGTTTCGAGACAATCTCCAAACAATATTGTATCCTTCATTTGGTAATTACAGAAATAGCGGGTTCACCTTTATTGAAAATAGTATCAACAACTGCTTCAACTTTACGAGATGTAGATATACCTACTCTATCATATACTGGTACAGAAATCAACCCATAAGTTTTATTTTCACCTCCTTTTCTTATCACTCTACCAATAGTTTGACTGATACCAATGTAATCCATATTTCTTAAGAATACTGCTGCTTCTAGTCCTTTAACATTGATACCTTCTGATAAGATACTATGATGTAATACTACAAACTTTTTAGTATCATCATTACCCCACTCATTGAGAGTATTAAAGAATGATTCACGATCAACTTTTTTACCATCAACAACTGCTCCTGTCTTGGCAGTAATATACATCCAAGAATATCCACGAGCATTAAGTTCAAGGCAGAAATCAGATTGTGCTACTAGATTAACAATTTGCTTTGTAGATCTAGCACAAACTAATACTTTATCAATACGAATATCATCTATAGTTGATACTACGTGGTCACAATCGTGTTCGTGCTTGAATCTACTATCATCCACGACATCTATCTTCTTGATAGAAACTTTAGGTGGTAGAATATGTCCTTCATCTACTAACTGAGGTGCTGGTACATTAACTAATACTTTACCATAGATGTCCTCATCATTCATTCCTATTTTAAAAGGAGTCTTAGAATGTTTAGGTGTAGCAGTAAAGAAGTAGCAACGATTAGCATACATTGAATGATACTCTGTTGCCTCAACAAAGTTCTTCTGAACACTATTATGTGCTTCATCAAAATATACTGTATCCACCTCAATCTCTGCTTCTTGTACTCTACGAAGAGAATGATATGTTGTGAATATCAATAGATTTTCTGTGCTATTGTTAACCAAATATGTTATTTCATCTGCCTTAGTTGTACTATTGTGATGTGTCTCTCCTGAGTGAACATGAAGTACATCTACATCATCAATTAGTTCTAAAAAATCTTCACATAATTGCTGTGCTAATAATATACGAGGTGCAACAACTACAATAGTTTTAGGTAAACTACTTTTTGTAAGTTGATACTTTGCATCCTCAATCATGCACATAGTTTTGCCACCACCAGTAGGTACAATAACTTGACCCTTACGATTCTCTTGTAAAGTATTAAGTATTGAAAGTTGATGGTCACGAAGTTGAATCATAAAATAATAACCATAATAACTATTATACCATAAAAGGTATTTAAACGCCATACAGACGCTTACACGTTCATTATAAGGACACTTTAGGCGACCCCCCCTAATTCTTTTTATTTCTTCTTGTCACTTCTTTTCCTGTAACTGGGTATTTTAATTCACTCTCTTTTGTTTTACCCAAATTCTTCAACCTGATGTCCCTGAGTGCTTTCTCACCCTTTTTAACTTTATTTAATCTCTCTCTATGTGTTAATCCACTTGCCTTCTGTGGTTTATACTTAGGATCGGGTTTATACTTAGGATTATTAGGATCGGTTTGTGATTTATTACCTTTACTCAACAACTGTGTTGCAGTTTTAGTTTTAGTACCAGATTTTG